TCGCAACTAAGTGGCGGCGGCGGGAATGTCGATGTTGTTATCACTGGCAACTGCATCATCAGCTGCGCCAGCTACGGGATTTATGTGCATGACGACACTGGCGGAAGCTTTGGATCCAATGGCGGTTTCACATTCAACGGTGAGGCTGGCGGCAACGCTGTCATCACGGGAAATAACTTTGCTGGCAACGGCACCGACATCAGAATTGAAAACGGCGTAGGTCCAACGATTGTGAAGTCAAACAAGCTGGCCACGTTGGTTGTGACTGACCCTGGCGTGAGCGACGTTAGGGTTGGCAGTGGCGATGTGGCATTTGATGCTTACCTGTCCAGCAGTCAAACAATTACGATCCCAAGCAATGACAATGCCTGGCGAAAGATCACACTTGGGGGAATAAGTGCCAGGCTGGCAACGTTGAACGCTGGGAACTTGATCCTGCCGATTGGCGGCTTCTATCAATTCAACGTGAAGGCCAGGCTAGAGGGACTTAGCGCAATGAGCACCGATTATGTGTCCGTCGCGCTTGGTCATCAGCCGATTGGCGGAACAGAGTCGATTTTCTCTTTGATCAATTTTGATCCAAACTCAACCGCAGCTGTCATTGACGACGTAACAGAGTTCACGCTGCCGTATGCCGCCTTCTTGGCGGCAGGAACAATTCGCCTTTACATGCGGGTCAAATCCTCGACGCCAGGCAGTGTCGTCATCAAGGACGGGTTTGACACTCGGCTAACTGGCTACAGCATTGGATAGCTCAACTTAAGCATCCATACCGGTGTTGACAGCCATGCCTGTCGGGTACCATGCAGGCGTGCAGCCGTCCTGCCATGGATCCCGCTTCTGTCATTGCGCTGATGGCGCTGGGTGGATCCGGCGTCACGGCACTGTGGCGCATAGCCGGCGGCCTGGGTCGGTTTGAGGCAAGGACTGGGACCATTCTGGAAGGAATCCAGAAGATGCTGAACGACCACGAAGAAAGGATCCGAGACCTGGAGCGCTGATTTGCGGCCTTGCCGTTTGCTCTGCATTGCTGCAGAATACAGTGCAGGTCGCGTCGCAGTGGTTGCTCCATGGCAGACCTATCCCGCAGAATCCTGGAACTGCCAGAGCTGAGCGCTGCGGCAAGCAATGACTACCTGCCAATTATTGACACAAGCGAGTCAGCGGCAACCGATAAGAACAAGAAAATCAGGATAGATGCACTTGCAAAGGCAGTTTTAGCTTTTAGTCGCAATACGCGAAAAATCTACGTTGACCTGTCCGGCAACGACGCAAACAACGGCACCAGCGACACCGAGCCGCTGCTGACGGTTCGTGCGGCAGCCCTGGCAGCTCAGCCCGGCGATGTGGTGATCATCGGCCCTGGGACTTATGTGGAGCCGATCCTGCCGATCCGCTGGCCCTACGACGTGACGGTGTTCGGCGCCGGACTACGCAGCACCATTATCCAGCCGGCAGCGGGTCAGGAGCTTAACGGCATCTTTCGAGTTGATTCCGGCTTCTGGTGCTGGGGTGTCACCTTCGCCGGGCACCAGGCCGACGCCAACACCCAGGCATGGGCGATCGAGTTCGACGAGCTGGCCGACAATTCAGCACGGGGCGCCATTGGGCTCGGCGCCTATGTGCTCAAGTCTCCCTACATCCAGAACTGCAGCAGCATCACTGCCGAGGATGACGCTGGCCTGGCGGGATCGCAGAGCACGGGCAACACGGGCGGCGGCATCCGCGTCAATGGCCTGAGCTGCGCGGCGAACAGTCCGGTTCGCTCGATGGTGGTTGACAGCTACACCCAGGTCAACCTGGGCGGCCCTGGCTGCCTGGTGCTCAACGACGGCTATGCGCAGCTGGTGTCGTTCTTCGGGACCTTCTGCACCTATCACGTCCGCTGCGAGACCGGCGGATTCGTCAACCTGAGCGGCGGCGGAACCACTGATTTCGGCACCTATGGCCTGATGGCCGACGGCTACAGCCCGAGGCCGGTGTTCACCGGATCGGCGCGGGTGGCGGCCTATGGGGCTACGCGGCTGGAGAAGGTCGTCACGATCAACCCGGCGACCGATCTGCTGTCCTGCGTGGCCCACGGCCTATCTGCAGGCGATCAGGTGACGATCAGCGCCACCCAGGGCAGCCTGCCCGGCGGACTGACATCGGGAACCACCTACTACGTCATCGCCAGCGGTCTGACCGCCGATGTGTTCAAGGTCAGCGCCACGTCCGGCGGCTCAGCGGTTGACATCACTGGCAGCGCCAGCGGCGCCTATAAGTTCATCCGCCAGGGCGCCACCGAGCTGGACGTTGTGACGTTCAGCGCATCCCGCCTTGGCCGACAGATCAAATACCCGACCGCCGGCAGCCTGGGCAGCCCTGGCAATGCGGTGTCAATCTCTGCTGTGTCTGGCGCGGCGTTCACGGTCACCCTCGGCACCAGCACGGTCGCCCATGAGTATGTCGGCGGCGGCACGGTGACGGTCGGTGCGACCAGCTACCCGGTAACCAGCGCCACCTACAACAAGACCACGGGCGTCACGGTGATCACCGCCACGGGATACACCCCAACCGTGGGCGCGAGTGTCACGCTCGCGGGCCTGTCATTCATCTGCGACTCGGCATCAAGGCCCTATCCGGGGCAGATCATGTTCCCGCAGCTGCTGTTCCCCCGCGATGCTGCGACGAAGGTTCCGCAGGCCAAGACCTTCGCTTATACCCGCACCGGCAACTACACCCTCACCTTCACCGAGGCAGCATCCCCCGCTGGACCTGACCATGAATACGTCAGCGGCGGCACGGCAATCATCGGAGGCACCAACTACGGAGTGGCGACCGCGACCTACAACAAGACGTCCGGCCTGGTGACGCTGACCACCGTGACGCAACTGCCGGCCGGCAATGGCAATGTCACAGTCGAAAATCTGGCCTTCATCTGCCCGACATCGGGCTATGTGGTCACCAGCAGCGTGCCGATCGACTCCAGCGGTGCGACGGTGGCGAACAACTCAGTCAACCGCGCCGGCTATCGAGTCGCGTTCTTCTCCGGCGTCAACGGCGGCCTCAAGGATGCCATCGGCGCCGGGCAGATTCTGGACTTTAGGAATCGGTCAACCGTCAGCGCCCCGAGCCACACGTTTGAGCACGTCGGCAGCGGCACGAACTACGACGCCCTGCCATGGAACGGAGGGGTATCAATCCCTGGCAATGCCATCGTCGAAACCAACAACGGCAGGGTCTACAGCAGCAACACCGACGAGCGAGGCAACTTCAAGGTCGGCAGTCAGTTCTCGGTGGATGGCACGACGGGCGAGGTGACGATCACGACGAGCAGCTTCAACCTGAGCGGGTTGAACTTCGTCGGTCCATTCAGCAGGAATGGCGGGATCTCAACGGTTGGCGTGCAGCTGCAGGAGGTCAGCAACAACACGTCCCTGATCGCCTCAACGGGGGTTGCCGATGCGAACACGGCGCCGACGCAGTATGCGGTGGTCCAGTATCTGCAGGCGCTGTATCAGCCGCTGGACGCGGACCTGACGGCGATTGCAGGGCTGAGCACGACGGCCTATGGCCGTGGACTGCTGACTCTGGCCGACGCAGCCGCCGGTCGCTCATCACTGGGCCTGGGGTCGCTGGCGACGCAGAGCGGCACGTTCTCAGGCACGTCCAGCGGGACGAACACGGGAGACCAGACGATCACGCTGATTGGCGATGTGACCGGCTCCGGTACTTCAACTATCAACGCCATCATGCAGAACACGTCGGTTTCGGCCGGCACATACACCTACGCCAGCATCACGGTTGACGCAAAGGGAAGGATCACCAGCGCCAGCAGCGGCACCCCTCCATCGGGCGGCACGGTGGCGAGTGTGGGGCTTTCCGTGCCAACGGGCCTAAGCGTTGCTGGTTCTCCGATCACCACCAGCGGCACGTTGGCAATCAGCCTGACAGCTGGCTACACAATCCCGACCACGACAGAACTGGCGTCGTTCTTAACGACCGCCGCAGCTGCTACCACCTACCAACCCCTCGACGCCGACCTGACAGCGCTGGCGGGGCTGAGCACCACCGGCCTGGTGCGCCGCACTGGTGCCGGCACTGCAGACACGGTGGCAGCACCGACTGGCACCATCGTCGGCACCACGGACACCCAGACATTGACCGGTAAGACGTTGGGCACGATTGCGGAAACGGTGTTCACAATCACCGACGGCGCCAGCGTGGACCTGAACCCCAGCAATGGGGCGATTCAGACGTGGACACTAGGGGCAAATCGCACAGCGACAGCCAGTAACTTCTCCTCCGGTGCTTCCATGCTGCTGTGCGTGGATGACGGCACCTCGTTCACCCTCACCTGGCCGACGATCACCTGGGTGGGTGCGGCCACGGCGCCAACACTGGCGACCACCGGCTTCACGTTCATTCAGCTGTGGAAGATCAGCACGACACTTTACGGGAGGGCATAGAAATGAGACATCAGTTTATGCGGGTGGCCGGGAATGTCGCCATACAACCCTCTTTATTGCTCCACATGAATGGAAACGAAGGTAGCACTACTTTTGCGGACACAAGCGGCCACAACATCTCTGTTACTGGGTTCGGTGACGCAAAGGTTACAAATGCAAATCCAAAGTTCGGGAATGGTGCGTTAAAACTAACAAACGGTGGTTACTTAATGTCGGCGGCTAGTAGCCTGCTTCAGCTAGGGAGCGTTAATTTTACTGTTGAATGCTGGGTTTATTTGCAGGATGGCAGCAACGCAAATAACGGTCTATTCAGCTTTGGTTCTAACGCCCAAAATACTGGGGATCTGTTTGTATCAACTTACGGGGGCTCTTGGTATATCGGAGCTGAGGGAGGCGGCGGAGACGCTGCGGGTACATCCATTGTTGGTTCATGGCAGCACGTAGCCGTAGCGCGTTCGGGTGGCGCCATAAGGCTTTACATAAATGGAATCCTTGGTAAGTCTATATCCTCAATAAGCCTATCGAGCAACTTTGTGGGTATTGGATATTACTATGCGCCGCAATACAGCTTGCGAAATGCCTTGATAGATGATTTCCGCGTCATAAAAGGAACTGCTTTGTACACCGCCAACTTCACCCCACCCACCGCGCCATTCCCTGACTTCTAACCCCACCCATGACCTACCGACTCAAGAAACCCGACGGCAGCATCGTCTACCCGTTCGCCAAGGAGCAGCTGCGCTCCCACTACCCCAACACCAGCTTCCCCTCCCCCATCCCCAACGAAATTGCCGCCGAGTTCGGCTGCCTCCCGGTCACCCCCACCGAGCGCCCCGAGCACGACCCCCGCATCGAGCGCCTCGTCGAAGGCGACCCGGAGGAGCTGGACGACGGCACCCTGCGCCAGGTGCTGACGGTCCGCGACGCCACCGAGGAGGAGATTGCCGCATGGGACGCCGCGAATCAGCCGCCACCGGATTGGATCGGCTTTGCTGCTGCGCTGGCGATGCACCCCGACATCGCCACGTTCTACGAATCCCTGCCTCTGCCGGTTTCGACCGGCATCACCACCGCCCTGTCCCGTGCCGCCAGCGGTGAGTTTGATCTGTTCGTGGCCCTCTGGACGCAGATCACCAATGCTGGCCTGATGACGGATGCCGCTGCCGGTGTCATCGCCGCCCAGGCCGACGCCCACCACCTGCCCGGTGAGTTTGTTGGTGCTATTGGGGGGACTTCGTGAGCACACCGCCGATCCAGCCGATCGCTGCACCTGAAGCAGCGGCAACCGCCTGGGTCTGCTGCTGACAGTCACTGCGGCGCTGCAGGCGGCAGGCGGCCAGATCAATCACGGCAACCACCATCCCGGCTGCCAGGAGGCCCAGCAGAGCACGGATCAGCAGCAGCCGTTCGGTGCAGCGCATCAGTCAGGCCGGCCGGCAGGTCAGCATCCAGCCACCGGTACCATCCACCATCCAGCGCGGATTCCAGTTCTTGCGGCTGTAGAGCAGTCCGGCGCCATCCATGTTGGCGGCATAGCCTCCATTGACCAGCAGCGCCTCACCATTGGGGTCATTCATGATCCAGTGGGTGGCGGTGTAGCCGATCACCACCGTCCAATGCCCTCCACCCGTGGGACGGCTGACGTGGCCATGGTGGAGCCAGCCGACGGCAACCGGACGGCCGGCATCAATCTCAGCCTCAAGGTCTTTGGCGCGACCATCGGTGCGGAAGTGGGCATCAAGGCCCAGGGACCGCAAGGCGCGAAGCTGAGCCTCGGGATTGGTGGTGTCACCAAAGCATGCGCGGATGGCAATGTACTCGTCATCATTGCGAACCTTCTTCCAGTACATCGCCAGCATCGCGGCACTGCTGGAGAAGCATTCGCGGTAGCCGGTGCCGCTGGCGTTGTCGTTCTGGCTTTGCCAGTTGACCTGAAGGGTGGGCATGATAGCTCTGCAGGGCTGCACACATCATGGCAGGGGAATCGCACAGGGAAAAGCTGGACCGCCTGAACGAAGCTGTCACAGATCACCTGCTGCAACGAATGGAAGGTCGCCAGGTTGATGCGGAAGGCAACCCCGTATCGCTGAGTAACGATGACCTGCGGGTGATCATGCAGCAGCTCAAGGGCAATTCAATCTCAGTCGCTGCAATGCCTGACAACCCAGTGGAACGGATGAAGCTGATGCTGCGTGGTATGCAGATCACTCCGGGTCACCTGGAAGCCAGGCAGAAGGCATTGCCCCACCTGCTACCCGTGGCGACGGATGCCACCGACAGCACGACCACGGCTGAATCCGCGGAGTGGTAGGCCAAGTGCCATGGCTTCAACGCCACGGCCGGTTTCGTCCCACATCGCGTCGATCGTTGCCTGCAGCAGCTCCTGATCCCGCTGCTGCTTCTGCCGCCGCTGGTCCTGGGCTGCTGACTCCTCAAACCAGGCGCAACCAATGGCCAGTGCATCAAGCCGGTCAATCCATTGCAGGCAGCCGCGATCGGTCGTGACCCGACTGAGCTGGTACATCAGTGTCCGCTGGTGGCCTGTCTCCTGATCGCGTTCAGCGTCTTCCCATTCGCTGCGGATGCGGGCCTCGTTGACGACCAGGCGGTGCTGCTGCACCAGTGGCGCGACGGTGTTGACGATCCGCACTTCCTTCTGGGCTGTGCTCCACGGCACCTCGTCAGCATCCAGGATCGAGCAGTTGGGGTAGATGCGCTGCATGTGTGGCAGCAGCACCTTGTTGAACATGCCGCCGCCGTAGTTGGGTTCTGGGATGACGGTCTGCACTCCCCATTGCCGGGCTTTCTCGCACAGCTCAATCAGCGTTTCGTCCTCAAAGCCAGCCTGTGTGCCACCCCAGTCAAGCGCGAACAGGTTGCCGTTCAGCTCAGCCAGCACAACCCAGCCCATCTCGTCACGACCTCTGGCGGATGGGTCAATCGCCATCGCAACACGCCACACCTCCGACCGTGGCAACCAGTTGCCCAGGGCTGCCGGGCGGTGGTAGTGGCGGTCGCTGCCGAGGCCAACGCATTGCAGGCTCTGGATGCGGAACTCCTGGCTGCTGGACCACGACACCAGCTCCGGCAGGGCCTTGCCATCGAGGCCCATGACGATCAGATCCCCCAGGCGGCACGGGAACTTCTCGGCTGTGCTGAGGCGGCAGTTGAGCTGGTACTGCAGCTGCACCCATGCCCGGGTGCCCATCAGCTCCTTCTCCTGCAGCACCTCCTCGGGGAAGCGCTCTGGGTCGGTTGGCATCCCGACCAGCCATGGGTTGGTCTGGACCTCCTCGGCCAGCTGCGGGCACAGCTTGCCGTCGTAGCAGTCCCAGCTGTTCTCGTCCGTTGGATCCGGGTAACGGGCAGGGAAGTACCGGATCTTGAAGCCACGATTGCGCGACAGCTCCAGGTACAGACTCGTCTCGATGTGCGGTGTTCCCAGAACACGAATGGCACGTGGCATCTGCCCAGCCACTGGTGCCTTGAGGATGGCCACCAGCTCGTTGAACGCTGAGGCCAGCCGTTCCTGCTTCAGCGGTGTGATGCTGTTGCTCAAGGTCTCCACGTCATCCGGAAGGATGAAGGTGGAACGGGAGCCGGTGAGGCCAGGGCTGAGGATGCCCGAGACCCGGCAGCTGGGCGCCTGGTCGATCGAGCTGGGTCCCACGTCCCAGGCGATGACGGACTGCCGCTGGTCGCGCCGTGGCCGCAACGGCTCAAACAGGTCCAGCGCCATGATCGTCTTCTGCATCCAGTCGCTGACCTCCTGCGGCTTCTTGGCCGTGGCACCAGTCAGCAGCACCTTCTCGTTGACGGGATCCAGGCACAGCCGGTGGAGGGCCATGTTGCCGGCGATGTAGCTCTTGGATGCTTCCCGGTAGGCAGCGGTGATGGATGCCGATTCGTCACCACCCATCCAGTCCGCCATCAGCAGCTGCATCCGTGTGGGTTCGGCGTCTTCCGGGATCAACCCGGTTGCCCGCATGACGTACATCAGGAAGTACGGGAACTGCACCAGCTCCGGCGGGAGGATGCAGTTCGGATAGTCCTTCATGACGAAAGCCCCCCTGCTGCAGCAGAGAGGCTTCCGCGGATCACCCGACAAGATGAAACCACAGTCACGGTATCACGCCTCGCCAGTTTCGTAAGCCTCGTTCTCCGGGGTGGTCGGATCGTCGGGGACGAACTGACCGGCATCGTCGCCACCGGCCGGTCTACGGGCTCTGCGGGGCCGCCTGGGGGTCGATGGGACCGGATCTACCTCAGACGGCTCAGAGGCGCCTTCCTGGGGCTCCTGGGGGCCATCCATGAAGATCGCAGCGTCGGCAGCAGCTGCGGCTTTGCCCTTGGCTGCCAGGTACGCATCCTCCTCGACCAGCGTTCCATTCAGGCCCAGGGCAATGGCCTCGTCGGGCGAAACCATGACGTGGTTGGCCATTGCAGGGCTGCAGCGCACTGATCGCATCGTACCGAGACCGGCAAATCAGTCACTGCTCATCAGCTCCTTGAACCGTGCCCAGCGGACGCCAAAGCGCTTGGTGTCGTCCCGCCGACCGCAGAGGTACGGATTGACCATCAGGAAGCGCTTGCCACTGGCTGAGTCGTAGCCCGTTGCCACCAGCTGCTGGAGCCGCAACCGCTTGATCGAAACGCTGACACGCCACTGCGGCATTCCGATGCGACGGCCCAGTTCGGTCAACGTGACTTCGACCATGCCGGTCTTGTGGTTGATGAAGTTCATGACGGCCATCAGCACGGCCACGTCATACGGCTGCAGGTCCTTGTTCCGCAGGGCATCCATGACGCTGCGGGCCTCATTATGAAAAATCATGATAAAGCTGTCTGTTTCAGCAAAGTCCATCAGTTTCACTAATGGCCCCTGTCATACGAGACGATCTGGGATGGCATGTTGATGGTAACACCACTGCACGGGTGCAGACCACCGTTCCCAGCAGGTCCACCCGGCGAGTTGCATATTTGTATCTTTCTTAGGAGGCCAGGGAGCGCGAGCGACAGGGACTCCGGCTGCTGGTCGTTTCCATCGCTGCCAACAGCCAACAGCCGTGGCTTCGTTTGCCAGCACCCTTGACCCCCTTCGCCGTCATTACGGCAGGGCCGAGGCGGGAGCGAAACAGCGGGTGATGCACCAGAACAGTCCTCCCGCCTCAACCCACCTCCATTCTGGCTACGGGCATCAAGGGATGCTTGCCAGGGCCTCAGCAAAAGCTCGCAACAGGTGATGCGGGATCTGCAGGCGGTATCCATCCGCAGCCACGGCAGCTGCAGGACCAATGGCATCCATGGCATCCATGGCATCCCTTGTATTCCATAGGTGCATAGGCTGAACCTAGTGCCAACCTATGCCGTGCAGCCGTGGCGCCGGGATCCCGGCAGCGTCAATTCCCATTTTTGGGGTCGCATTTTGTGGGGGAGTGCAGCGCTCTGAACGCCGGCTGCGCCCCCCCATCGCCCCGGTCGGCCCTGCCTGCCTGGCGCCGGCTGGGTGGGTGCATGTCTGCCCAGCGCCGGCCTGGTCTGCCCGCCTGCCCCGTCACCAGCTGGGGTCCGTGCGGATTGTCCATCCGTTGCCAGCGTCCGGGGACTTGTCAGGTGGCACCAGCTGAGATGCACTGAGCCTGCATCAATCGGTGGCAACCGATGGCAACCGCACATCTCCCAGCGCACCCACCGATTCGATTGCACCATGCACCCATTGTCTGTATAGTCTCCATGGGTGCACTGGATCTGCCTGCTGCCGCGGCTGCTGCTGCGGGGAGGGCCGAAGGTGCATCCACCCGACACCCGACACCCGACCGATGAACTGCCAAACACTGGACACGCGCGCCGGCTTCATGAGCTGGGCTGACCACTGCGGCCAGCTGACCCTCGAGGACGTGGATTGCATCCTGCATTCCCACGGCTTCACCGTCACCGACTGGTTGAACGACTGCGACGCCCGGGGCTGGCACGACCGCACCCGCAGCGCTGAAACCCTGCTGACCTGGCTGGGCTACTGATCCCAGCTGCCACTGCAGCCGGTGCCGCCCTGGTGCCGGCTGCCATCACATCCACCCGACACCTTCACCCAATACGACCGATGACCCGACTCGATCCCACTGCAGCCGAGGCCCTGGGCCTGGTGGCTGCCGTTGTTGAACTGGTGGCCCGTGAGCTGCTGGTGCCGCTGGTGGCGCTGGTGCTGACGCTGGCCGGCTGGCGTCCTGCTGCTGCCGCGGCTGTGGCTGTGGCGCCGGTGCGGCTGCTGCCTCCGGCTGGTGCCGCCCTGGGCCTCGATGCCATGCCGGTGCGGCAGCTGCGGCAGCTGGCCCGTGCGGCTGGCCATCGCGGCTTGGCCCGCAACGGTCGCCGCGCCGATCTGCTGGCGGTGCTGGCCGCCTGATCCATCACCCGACACCCGACACCATGACCACCACCACCAAGCCCCGCACCAGGGGCAAGAAGGCCTACGACGGGCCAACACCAGAGGAGAAGCTGTGCGCTGAACTTGTGGCCCTGCTGGAGTTTGG